AACTTCAGTCGCTGTCATATTTGGGCTATTACCCATAATTAACTGATCAACATAAAACGCCGCTCTTATTGCCTGGCGTCTTTGTTCTAACTGTTCTTGCCCTATTGGATTATTACCTCCAATATTTAATGGCTCAATTCTATCTCTAGAACCTGATCTATAAAAATTTAATCCTCCAGGCACAGTTCTTACTGGCATATGAAAGCCATCGTCTGGAACCATTAATGGTGGATGTATATGTAATTGCGCTGCCCTTATAACAACTTCAGACATTTTATTAACCATTTTAACATCACTTAATGCTGACATGGCTACAGATCTTCCATAGCCCTGGTTTTCAAATGAACTTTTTAAATATCGTGGCACACAATATGGAAATTCATCATATCCACTTTCAGATAAAATAATCTTTTCTTCTGGATCCATGTATATAGAGGCAAAAGGTTTATTCTTATTATCTAACTTTACTGGATCTCTTTCTTCTCTTGGCATAACAATATGAAGTAACTTTACTTCTTCGTTAGGATCATCCTTGTAAACTTTAGCAATTCTTTTCCCAACATTTTCTGCACCAAATTGTTTGACCGCTGCCCTGGCTGAAATACGAAATTCACGGTAGACGGTGTCAACACGACCCATCTCGTCCTCTGCAAGGTAACATTCAGATATATGCCTGGTACTAAAACGTAAAATACCATTTTCGTCTGTATCAACAAACATGACGCCAGTACCAAAACAAACTAGATCTGTATATAACTCATGGATTGCTTCATGAAAATTTGACCTGGCAACTTCACGGTACATTACGTCTTCAGCTGAATGAAGCCATTCTTTAGCGTCATCATCTTCTTCAAAATTATTATCTGTATATCTAAGAGCAAACCAGGGTGATGCCGCATTTGTTAACATACCATGCAAACTAGCTGACATAAGTTCTGCTGCATGAATAGCTGTACCATCAAATATTAATTCTGTTCTTTTATCACCAGAGGTACGCTTTTTAGTAATATCAGCTTTTCTGGGAATAATATAATCCGCAATTTCTTGCCAATGAGATTCCCAGTTAGCACGATGTTTTTGCAAGGTGCTAAGCCTTTTCATTAATATAGCGCCCCTTTTGTCAGTATCACTACCAACGGTCTGGACGCCGCTATACATTTCAGCCATTTATTAGTTACTCAACTTATTTTGACCAAGTAAACTTGGCTTAGATGTTGGTGCTTCTTGCAATAAACCAGTACCACCAGTCACATTTGCTGCTGCCTGACCTTTTTTCTTTGCTTGTGTATCAGCAGCTCTATCAGCTGTTTTTGTTTTAGCTGGCGTTATTGCTGGCGCTGGAGGTGGCGGCGGTGGTGGTGGCGGTGCTTTTGGTGATTTTAAAAAACCCATTATGCGGCTCCTATTTTTTCAAAGGGATTATAATCATTTTGTGCCATCAATTGTGGCGGTCTTGTATCAGCTACAGTTTCTTTTATACCAATAGATGTATATCTCCAGGCATCAGCAAAATGTGATGACCAGTCATGAACTGGAGAGTTTCTAAAACTCCTGGTTCTTTCATTATACGCTCTATGGTACTGCCTTAATGCATCCAATAACCCTTTAGTCTTTTCTGCATCAAAATACGTTCTAGGTATCAATAACTGCCCAGCGTGGATACCATCCTCAACTGGCAATTTAGGAACAACCCTAAAATTAATTCCTAATGAATAAGCTATCTCTCTTCTGGATTTACCAGTACTCAATTCTCTCACTTCAATATCATGCGGTGCAAAATGATTGCCGTATAAATATTGTTTTCTTTGCAATACATCAACGTAATGAGGTAGCCCTTCATTTCTGTTTTCATAACAATCTATGACATGAACAGCTCTACCCACACTCTGGGTAAACACAATCGCCGTTGAATCACCAATACCTAAATCCCAAAAGGTATCAACCCTGGTTGTTGGGTCATATGGCACATTACATATTCGTCTATCTTCCAGCGCTGCCTGGATCTCTTTTCCATAAATACTACCAGGAACATTAGCTACCCAGGAACACTCATACTCTTGAGCAAACTGATCAGCCGTCATTGTCTCTTTAGCGCTATCTAACTCTTCTTCATCAATAATACCAGTCTCACTCGACCTATGAATAGCCGTGTACCAGTCATCCCTATGAACACCATTCTCATACATCTCATAAAAAGCATTCTGCCCTCTAGGAGTTCCTACAAAATAACAAAACCCTTTTCTATCTGACAAAGCTGGTCTGATAATCTCAGGGAACACGCTCTCAGGCATATCCGCAACTTCATCCATAAAACATCCATCAAGATAAATCCCTCTTAAACTATCTGGATTTTCAGCACCTAACAAACTTATCCTAGCTCCATTAGGCAGATCACATCTAAGCTCAGTCTCATGAAACTTAGCGGTGGGTATCTTCTCAGCAAACTGCTTCAAATAATCCCAGGCAACTGCTTTAGCCTGCCTATAAGTGGGCGCTAGATATGCATACCTTGGATTAGGCTTCTCACATAAAATAGCACTTCTCAACAAGTGATTTATAGCCATCACCGTCTTACCCATTCTACGATGACAGACAATGACGCCCCATCTATGCTTGTTTAGGTCATCATGGATCTTAGCTTGCAGAGATCGTGGCGTATAAGGAATGACGATGTGCATGAGTGTAAGAAACTCCTAAGATAGTATATATACGTTACAGAGCGGCGCCAGGTGTTTTGGGGGTATAGGGTAGTCGCTCCAGGAAAACGTCATAAAAAATGTACCCAGTCTGTACCCAAATATTTCTACAGCAGCGGCTAGACTATACATAGCTTGAGATTCAGATCTCCAGGTTACCGCCTAATGAAAGCGAAAAGATTTACCTGGCTGCCTCGCGCGTGTAGCTAAGACAGACTGGATCTTATATATATACATCTAATGCTTAGACCTATTCCTACTCCTACTCATCACACTCAAGTTACTTCTCTTGTTATCCTTTGGGTTGCCATTAGAATGATCTACGTCCTTACCATCAAATGGCTTAACCTTTCCTTCACTCTCAAGCTTACGTCTAGCTCTCTTCCTAGCTGCATTGTCATCTCTATGAGCTGCTGAATACTTCCTTTGATAGACTGATCTGGGCTTAGCATTGCTATCATACTCACCTAGCTTACCCATTACGTTGACTTATCCAGTCCACGCTTATTTCTTTTCATAGCTGACATAAACTTCATGCCGTCCTCTTCTATAACTTCATGAAGCTTTCTTGCTGCTACATTACTAGCCTTGCCAGTCTCATAAGCTGGAAACTTATTGAACCCTATCTTAGCTGCTCTAGCTCTAGACTGTGTATCTGTTAATCTTTTACCATTAGCATAACCTGGTACATTGTATATCTTACCATCATCACCAGTTACGCCAGTTATGTTTATAGTTGTTAGACCTTGTTTATCATCCAGGTATGTTTCATTCTTCAAGTTATCTCTATGATACTTTAGCAATGATAATTCTTTCTTACTGAACTCAGCCATCTACTGTGACTTCGCCCTGGTTCCAACTAAGCGTAATGCTACCATTATTAACATTAGCATCTTCCTTCTTATCTCTAAGACCATACGGCTGTATTCTTGCAAACGTCCATTTAAGCGTATCAATCTCTAACCGTCTTCGCTGTACTTCAGCATTCAACAATCTAGTATCTACACCGTCACCAGTTGGCAATGGCATGACAGCTAGATCATTAATATGATCTGCATAATACTCAGCCTGGAGAACTCTACCTCTACGATATATCTCATACAAATCATCGTCAGCTGCTACAGCTCTACTAATAGTTCTGTACTCAGGCAAAGCTGGATCCTTACAAATAGTAAGCAAGCTTTCACCCATAGCTAATCTATCTGCAATAGACTGCATCATTTTCTTCGTAACTAATTTAGCCATATCTTTCCAATTGGTTTGCAAGCCAGGGAGTTGAGACCTAGCTTGCAATACCTAAACAAAGGGGAGGATTTAAATGAAAAAAACTATATGTAGTCCAATCATACAATAAGACTACCAAATTTAAGGACATTCGTCATTGTTTATAAAATAATTCAATCAATGCATCCTGGTATCTTCTCTTAACAATCCTTGGATCATTCAATGACAATAACCTGGCAATCTGTGTCCACTTGGCTCCTCTATCTCTAAACGCTGCTGAGTGAGCTACAGCCCATACAATCTTTCTATCAAGCTCTGGCATCTTAAACGTAAGAGCTAATGCTTTATCAAA